CACTTTCAAATTATTTTATACACGAAAACTCGATGATGGTATAGAATTAAAAGCTCAACAGTTTGAGTCAAAGGATGAGGATTACTGTATCTCTTTAATAGAATCAATAATGGATTTGGAAGATTTTTTGGGATGGTCGTTTGGGGATAAAGTTAAAAAATAAATCTCACCCAACAATTAAAGCACCTTTATCAAATTAAAAAATAAATATAAAATTATGAAAAAACTATTAATGCTAATTACACTACTGTTAACATTTTTAACAGGTTTTACATCACATTGTAATTTTTCAGGGATTACATTTGCAAAAATCCAACAATCTTCTAATACTATGTATTTCCAAACTAACCTAAATGTAGTTGGGGATACGTGTTGGGGTTATAATTTTACAGTTTATAACTACCAATTAGATGAAGAAGATAGTTTGATAAGTACGGGGGGAGGAACAGGAGTAGGAGTTACTTTTGGTAAAGGAAAGTATCAAATGAGACTTAATGTTTTTAACCAATGTTTAAGATGTGATACTACATTTACTATTGAAGTTGATATTACAACATTTAATACAATAGGTTATCAACAAAAATCTCATAGTGAAAAATGTTATAGGTATACATTTGAAATGGAAGATAGAAATGATACGTGTTATGAATATTATTATCAAATCTATAGAGCAGATGAATATATAAAAGGGTTGTCTGATGAAGAATGGGATAAAATAGATGATTCAATGATTTATTTCAATTATAGTTGGTCAAGTGATTTAATTGAATATTATAATGTAGAATCAGAACGAGTTTTAGAATATGAATTTAAAGATTCAGGTAGGTATCTTATAATACCTATATTATATAACAAATGTACAGGTATTGATACTTGGTCGTTTGAAAAATTAAATGTTTGTTTTGAGGACGAAAATGTTTCAATTGAACAAATATTTAAAAATAATTTACAAGATGCAACTGTAATTGGTTATTATGACTTGTTGGGTCGTCGTGTAGGTTATCTAAAACCTAATGAAATATATGTTGTTGTATATAGTAATGGTAAAAAAATTAAAATAATAAACAATTATGCCCAATAAAAATTTAAAAATTGAATTAGTAAACGAATTATCGTTTTTGTTAGGATTGCAAGAAAAGGTTTGGAGATATCACCCTGATAATCCCAACGCAGTTAATGTGATAGAAGAATATAATAAATTACAAAGAGATATTGAATCTATTGAAAAACAATTGAAAACGAATTAATTAGGATGCCTCGGTGGTGGAATTGGTAGACACGCCGGACTTAAAATCCTGTGGACAGTAATGTCCGTGCCGGTTCGACTCCGGCCCGAGGTACAAAATATGGGGAGTTGGTCAAAATGGCATATGACGCACCAACCTTAAGACTGAAAATATCATACTAGTTATGCGATATTATTAAGTTGGTTGGGCAGAAGTGGGGGTTCGAATCCCTCACTCCCCAGCTCTTAGATAGGTTTTAAACCGAACAACGAGGCGTCAAATCTCACGCCTACAAGTCGAAAGATGGAGTCTAAGTGGAGTAACATAAAATTTTGGGGAATCATTTACACTTTAAAATATTTTATAATATTTATAACCAAAATACCCCATACTATGAAATATCTAATCTTATCATGCTTTGTATTATTTTTTTCTTTGTTTACATCCGCAAAAGAAAAAGACACAATTCCTCAATCTAGTGGTGTATTTGTAGAAATGTCTGCAAATGTTTCGTTTTATAATTCATTATCAATTAGTGTAGAAAAAGAATTTACTTATGGTAAATTAAAATTTGGTCCTAGAGCTGAGTTTGTGAATTTGTTTACTACTGAGAGTTATAAGGGTGGAGATTCTACGTATCAAATGAATACTCAATTTAGACTTAGATTAGTTCAAGTAGAATACCAACTAAATGATATAATCAGAGTAGGAATTGCTCCGTTTTGGTTATTAGGTCCTCTTCCAAAAAATGGATATTACAAGACACCTACAACAATTTATGCCCACATTCAATTGAAAGAAGGATTTTCATTTGAACCTTCAATTACATCATCTAGTAGAGAACTAATCCAACTTTCCTTTAGAAAAATGATATAGCTTGGATATTAAATATTTCTTATTTATTTTATATCTAAATTTATAGTTTTTAGGGGTTCCTTATCTTAAAAACAAAATTTAGAAAATATGGAAACAATTTATTTTTTTGTTGGTGCAGTAACAGTAGCCGTAGTATTCGCAATAGTGTGGTTGCTTCGTGTTGTATCATCGCAGATTAAACAAATCCAAGACCTTGAAAGAGGTTTAGAAAGTGTAGTATCAAATGATATTACCGAGAGTGATGTGAGAGCAATTGTCGATTCTCGAGTAGACAAATATGCCTCTAATGTAGAACGTGAATTCGAGAAAACAGTTAATTATGTTGATAGTCTAAATAACAATCAATATGATAATTTAAATGAAGTTCATCGTCGTATAGATGATGTAATGCGTGATCTTAAACAAGAAATTGATATGAATCGCGTAACTAACAGACGTAGTGTCACAAATGGTGACTTACAAACTGAGTATTAATATTTATTAACCCAAGGAACCCCTAATACTATAAGTCATGGCTTAAAATGAAAAATTATACGAAGAATACGGTTTTAAAGCAGCAGAAAAAGGCGTATTTCAAGAATGGAGAGAAAAAACCTCTTCACTTTTAGAAAGAAAATTTAAAATACTATTTGGGTATACTATTTTTTTATTTTATTTTCACGTTTACAAAATTGTTTTTTAAATGGGTAATTACGAAGATATTTTCTATGAAATTTATGATGATATTGAGATAAAAGGATTAAAATCTCAATTTAATGCTCAACTTGAAAAGATGAGTTTACAAGAAAAACACAAATTCAAATCAGTAAAAGAAATGTGGAAATATGCCCACCACAAAGTTACAAGTTCTTTTAACTCAGAGGATAATTTGGATTAATAAATCTAATTTAGTATACTTTAAATATGTATACTAAGATGATTAATGTAGATAATATATTTTCTTTATTTTCATCCAATGAAGAGTTGGATGGTATTAATTCTGAGGTTCAAATAGATTTCACCCAAACCCCAATTTACTGGATTGGGATGTATAAGAAACTTGTTCTTAACCATATCAATTTTAATAAAAAAGTCCTAAAATTCTTTAAGGAATCAAATCAAGAACTCGACGTAGATGACATGAAAGACGCGGGGGAATTTGTGGTTTACCACAGGGCGTGGCATTACATACAAAATGTAAATATAGACAATAAAAAACACATTATAGCCATAGAAAAATACGTAGATGAATATTTAGATACAGCACTTAAATTAGGTATTTCTTTTTTTGAACAACATGAAGAATATGAAAAATGTGCATTTCTTAAACAGATTTTAGATAAATCTCAAGAGTTTTCAAATTAAATTTGGAACCCAGGGTTATTTAATGTAACTTTATAATACAGGGTTTTTAAGAAATAGGGATAAGGGATAAGAGATGATTGAGAAACCGGGGTTAGGGATACCTAGGGTATATTGGTAAAAATATTAAACAATTAAATATATGCGTAATCAACAGTTAGTAGACAAACGTTTTGATCAAATCGAAGGAAAAATCAAAACACTAAAGTTCTTGTTAAGTCGTCAATCAAATGTAAACGATTTTAAAAACGAACTTAACCAAATGGAAGAATTAGTAGGTGATCTTAAATCACTAATAGAAAGAGATTCAACACCACTTAGAAACGGTTAATAGTTAAATAAAAGTTATGATCTTAGAAGCTAAAGATATTCAATCAAATTGGGAATTATTTATTGCCAATATTGAATCACACATTACTGGGGAGCGAAAACAAAAACTACTTGATTTTTATAATAAATATCAAGAACGTATTATGTTGATGCCTGCCGCTCATAAAAAAGAATACCACAATGCATTCCCAGGTGGGTATGTTGAACACGTAAATCGTGTTGTACGTTGTGCTCTTAAACAATATAATCTATGGGCTGAAGAAGGAGCAGATATGACTACATTCACAAAAGAAGAACTCGTATTTTCCGCTATCAATCATGATTTGGGTAAAATGGGAGATGAAAATGAAGAATCATATATCCCCCAGACTGATAAATGGAGACGTGAAAAGTTAGGTGAAGATTATATGTTCAACACTAAAGTACCATTCGCCTCAGTCCCAGATAGAGGTTTATTCATGCTTCAGTCTCACGGTATCCAGTATACATTTAATGAGATGTTAGCTATCCAAACTCATGATGGTTTATATGATGAGGCGAATAAAAAATATTTGTTTGCATTTATGCCAGAACAAAAACCACGTACTTGCCTACCATTTATTTTACATCAAGCCGATTTAATGGCAGCTCGTATTGAGTTTGAACGTGAATGGTTACCTAAATTAAGAGGAGAAAAGAATAGCTTGGATGGTGGGGAAAAGAATTTTACATTGGGTACTAATACTAATTCAAAATCAACAACTTCAACAAAAAATAAAGCATTAGGTTCTATTAAAAGTGAAGGGTTGAGAAATATGTTAGATAATTTATGATTACCACAATAGTAATTACAGTTCTGTCAGTTTTGGTCGTAGTCTTAGGATTCACGACCATTAACCTATTACGTAAAAACGAAAGAGCCGAGGATATCGTAGTAGGTTATCTTATCTATTTAGATAAGATTTCAAAGGTTATAGAGGCATCAGATGAAAAATTAAAAAAGATTGACTATAAAGGGTCATTCCGCTCAGATGATGAAGTAGGTTTTTTCTTCGAGCAAATCAAAAAGATTCAAGGTATCTTAAATGATTTCAAGTTGAAAAAACCAGAATAACTTTATGGACTATATAATTAGAGAGAAAAAAAGTCAACCTCAAAGTAGAAGATATTTTACAAAAGAAACAGAAGCTGCAATCGTAAAATACAATAACTCATCAGATTCAGATGAAAGAAGTAAAATTTATGAGCGCCACATTCATTGGCCTTTTTACAAACTCACAGAAAACATTATCCATACCTTTAAATTCTACCATACTGAAGTAGAAAATTTAGAGGATCTCCAACATGAAATTATGACATTTTTGTTGGATAAAATTCATCTATTTGATCCTGCTAAAGGGGCTAAAGCATATTCTTATTTTGGTACTATTGTTAAACGTTGGTTAATAGTTTACAATCAGAAAAATTATAAAAAGAAATTAAGTAATATTCCAATCCTGGATCTTTCTAATTATTCAAATTTAGATACTTCTGATCCTGATTTTATTTCATCTAAAAGGATGGATAATGAGGTAAGTAGTATTGTAGAAACTGAAGACCATCTTGATGATGATGAATTGGGAATGCAAGGTTATAAACATCAAGATAAATTATCTTGGTTTATGGATCAATATGTTGACTATTGCACTGAACATATTTTTGATATTTTTAACAAAGAATATGATGCTCAAATCGCAGATGCTATTTTAGAACTATTCCGTAAAAGAGATGCTATTGATGTATTCAATAAAAAAGCCCTTTACATTTATATCCGTGAGCAAGTAGATGTTAAAACTCCTAAAATCACTAAAATAGCAAATGTTTTATATGATATCTTTAAAGATAAATATTTATATTATTTAGAACACGGGAAATTTCTATCCTAAAGATTTTATTTAAATATATTTATAAATAAAATTATGGGACAGCTAGATTCAATAGTATTTGGTAAGAAAAAATTTTCTGATATTTTAGAGGAAATTTATAATAACCAAAAGAAAAAAGAAACTCAAGTAACAGCCCTAATTTCAGAATTAAAACCTTTAATTAACGAGATTGGGGACGCTACTCTTATTGTACCTCTTATTAAAGAGTATATGGAGATTGGTGTTAAAAATGATGAACAGCTCATCAAAATGGCTACGATTGTTCAACGTGCTCTTCAATCAGGTCAAAATGAAGATGGTAGTTTTGGTATTTCTGATGAGGAAAAAGCTCAATTACTTGAGGCAATGGAAGATTTACAAGATAAGAAAAATAAAGAGAATAAATAATGGCTAAAAGGGTAACTGGAAATACTTCTACCCCAACTAAAATTACCCCCTCTACCAGTACTATATTTCCTGCTAGAGTTAAAGAAATTATTTTAGAAAATCAATCAAATCCTGAAATATTTAAGGAAAATGGGGAGTGGTCTGGTATTGGGACTATTTTTTTTAGTTTAATAAATAATTCAAATAGTGCTAAAAATCCATTTTCTTCTACTAAAGCTTTCCCATTATTCCCTAACCAAAAAAATTATCCTTTAGTTAATGAAGTTGTTTACATAATATCATTACCAACCCCAAAAATTCAAACTACTCTAGATAGTCAAAAGTTTTATTATTTTCAACCTATAAACATTTGGAATAATAACCACCATAATGCAATCCCAGACCCAACATTAACTCCTCTAAAACCGAACTCCCAACAACAAGATTATATTGAAACATCTGCTGGGGTTGTTAGGAGAGTAACAGATGGAAGTACTGAAATTAATTTAGGAAATACTTTTAAAGAAAATTTAAATGTAAAAACTCTCCAACCTTTTGAGGGTGATATAATTCATGAAGGGAGATGGGGTCAAAGTTTAAGATTTGGTTCTACTGTCAAGAATTCAAAAATTTTTAATCCATGGTCCCAAACTGGGAAAGATGGAGATCCTCTTACCATTATAAGAAATGCTCAATTTAATGATGGTAAAGATCCA